AAACAAACCGGCGGCGGTAAGGACGTGGCCCCAGTTGGCCGTTAAATCAAAACTCATTGTCCACGACAGGCGCGAACCTTGTCCCTCAATTGCTGGTAGTCACCGATGAGTCGCTTAATCGCGCTTCCGTTCGGCAAAAGTCGGTATTCTTGCAGCGCCCTGTCGAGTGTCGCCTTGTCGTAAGACTTGATCGTCGGGCAGACTATCTTGACTGTAGAGGAACGATCCATCTGACATCCGACGAGCAATGTCATCGTCGCTAGGATCAGACACGCGCGCCATGCGTTCTTGCGCATCGGCCGATTCCTTATTCACTTTTGTGGAAACTTCGTCGCGGCCTTCCTGCTTGTGCTTCTCGGCGTCTATCCAATCGAATAGACGCCGAAGAATGCCAAGCAGGTTTACAATGGCCTGAATTATGCTCACTGAACGTCAGGGACCTTGACGCCAAGAACCGCGAACACCTTCTGGATGAACGCAACAATCTTGTTGTCGGAATCGGACGGGGTGAGCTTGGCGAGGCGATCAAAGAACAGGATGAACGCCGCAGCGACGCCGAGAATGGCTTCCCAATTAGCGCCGGAGAACCAGCCGAGGATGGTGGTCATTTTGAAACACCTTTCATTTTCTGGATTTCATCAACGATAAGACGGAGCAACTTTGGGTCGGACGGCTGCCCCGTGTGGCCGTCTAGGGTTATGGTCTGTTTGATTTTCTGCTTGTGCCCCGGCAATGCCTTGGGGCGGAATTTCGGCACCAGCGCAAAGGCGCGATCCCAGAAATCAAGAAGCGTTTCGCAATTGCGCCCGATGTATGAACAGGACTGCCCGGCCGGGTCGTAGCAAACGACCAGATCGACATGAACCTGATCGGTCACATAGGTGGCCGATGCGGCACCCATCGAATGCCCGATAACGACAACCTTCGATCCAGGCTTCAGCGCCTTGATGCGGGCGACAATCGTGCGCCACTGTGAATACCCGCGCGTCGGGTCAACCTGCACGCCATCGAGCTTGCGCAGCGACGCCGCCACATAGTCCTCGATAGCGGACGACCAGATACGGCCCCCGAGTCCGTACATCGGAAACACGTAGATCATCGAAAGCCCCAAAAGAAATCGAGCGCCAAAAGAAAAAGGGCCGCGAGAGCGGCCCCTGTGAGCAGAATGTCCGGCATGTTATTTCTTGTCGGCCCGCAGCATCTTCAGCGCCGCGTCTTGGACCTCGGTCACGCGGCGGCCCCATCCTTTGCCGAATACGGGCCAGGTATGGAGCGCACGAAGAAAGCCGAGACGTTCCTTACAAATCGCGAGGATGATAAATTGCGGGTCTTGTGCCTTCAGCGCAGCGAGCGTCTTGGCGCCGATGATGCCATCCACCTGCACCTTCAAGATGCGCTGAATAACCTTTTGCGAGCGGCCGACGCCGGAATTTACCCCGTAATCGAACATTGCGTAATCGACGCCCGAAGGCATTTCATCGCAATGCTGGATGTCCCAATATTTCTCTTTGTAGATTTTGGCGGCCTGCACGAGCTTCATGTTCTTCACATCAAGCGCGGTGCCGTTCTTGTTGATGTACCGGCGATAGTCGTGAATGGTGATGCCGAAATTGGTAGGCCCGCCGGGGTCGCTTGGATGGTTCGTATAGCCGCCCTCATGCTTAAGCACGAGGCGGAGCGCCTCGTTGTAGTTTTTTGCTGCCATTAGTTACCCCTCAATGCACCGGCCGGCCACGAACGGCCCACGATCATTAATCCGCACCGTGACCGAGCGGCCGTTATTGAGATTGGTCACGGTGACATGGGAGCCGAACGGCAGGGTGCGATGCGCCGCCGTGAAATTCGCAAAAGCTACCTGTTTAGGCTTCTTTGCCGCGCGGATCGCGCCAGCCGAGCGTTGAGATGTAAATAGTGAGCGACCCGCTACAGACAGTTCGGACCTGTCCGCTGGTGTCTGTCCAGCAGGAAACCTGCCCGGCACCAAATCCGGTAGAGTTAATGCCGCCATCCGATGACGCGCCGCCGCCCGTTCCAAGCGCCGTACTTGCCCCGGTATCCGTAGTTGAGAGAGGCGAGATGTATAGATAGCCTATTGTGTTAACGCCGCCGGTTCGTGCGTTCAAATAAGCCTTGACGGCAATACCAGTCGGAACGTCCATCGTGCGAGACGATGCAGTCGTGTTTTGGGACTGCGCATTGACAGTAAGAATGGGAACTTTCAAATAAAAGTCGTCGCCATACTGAACGAACGCGCGAATGGACGAGCTGCTTCTGACGATCGATCCAATGCGGCGGGCATAGACATAAGACGAACCGCCGGGTTCAGCCTGTAGTGCAGTCAGGACAGTCGCAACCGTTGTACTGGTATGCGCGTAAATGTCCGCAGTCGCGGATGTCGCCGTACGAATGGCGTAGATATGATAAGTGGTGTCGGCAATACCCGCGCCACTGTTGCGCATACCGGCCGAACCGCCAGCCGCCCAATTGGCGTCTAGCTGCTTGCCCGAGATGGCGGGCACGGTGATGTCAACCGCATTCGTCGAGTCACGGCATACGCCAGCCGCAATGTTGATGTCGTTGGTCGCGTCCGTTCCGTTTGATAGGATGCACCCGTCGATATAGCCACGCGGCAATGCGGACGGCATGTTAGATAGTTTGATTTTCTTCGCCGCCGTCGCCGATGTGTCATAGGACATGACAAAATCGGCAGAGCTATCGGGGGAAGTGTCTTCCGTTAGCGCGTTGACGACTTTCAGGAAGTCCGAAACCAGCATTCGGCGGTTAGCCGCGGCGCTCAGATCATAAAACGGGATGGTGTCGCCGGTCGCGATTGATGTTTCTGACGTTCCGGTGATGATGTCGAGAGCGGCCAGCGTGTTTTTGCCCGCCTGCCCTAAGACGATAAATTCAGTCGAGGCGTGAACGTACTTGATAAGGTACGGAGTACCCGAAACCAGATATCCAGTCGGGACCGCAACGCCGGTTGATATATTGATGGCGCGGGCCGTCAGGCCATCAACGGCAAGCGTCGGGGACGCGCCAGAAGTCGCATTAGGAATGATCGTGAAGATAGCGCCCGACATATCGGACGCGGACGCATAGGTGGCGTTGGTCGTGACGGTGTAGGCGGTCGAAGTGCCGCCAGTTGTCAGCCCATAAAGATCATCGCGCCACTTAGCAACGGATGCCATTTCTGCGCGTGCGGAATCGTTCACCTGGGACGGGGACATTCCTTCCGGCCAGCTTACAGCCGGGTCCGCCGTTGCATTGCTCGAAGCGGTCTTAGACCAGAGCGGAACGCCTTGGGTCGCCAATGGTGCTATCCTCTAAAAGAAAGGCCCCTACGAAGGGGCTTGAAATTCGGTTGAAGGAGCGACGCTAAATCCTCCAGGTCGGGAGGCGCCTGCGTCTGTGTGGGTTGTGAGCCGAGCAAGCCCGGTGATTGTTGGGGGGCAGCGGAGGCGAGTAGGCCCTGCTGCGGCTGTTGTGGTGCTGGCGCAGCGGGCGCCGAGACCTGCGGCATTGCCTGTTGCGGCTGATACCAAGACCCCATGTCCGGGGCTTGCGTGGCCGGCTGTGTCGGCTGCGGAGCGACGCCCATTTTCTTGCCCGCCCAGCCGACGAGATCGCCCGCCGTCATGTTGGCAAGGAACGGATTGGCCGCGACTACCTTTTCGCCAAGAATGCCGCCAACGGGCGCGGTAGGGTCCGCCTGTAGGACTTTAATCGCGCCCTGCGGGCCTGCGAAATGGGCCAGATAGGTGGTTCCGTCATTGACGGGGACGCCTGCGGCGCTCAGTAAGCCTTGGTTTTCCTTGGCATAAGCCGCTGTCATTTCCTTTGACAGCGCGGGGTCGGTGCGTAGTGCCAGGATTTGATCACGCCCTAGCCCCTGAACCAAATCCGGCCTATATTTGCCTATGGTATTCAGCCACGTTGAATCGATGAACTGCCCAGCTCCGGTCGCGCTTGACCTTGGATTTTTTGCGTAGGCATTACCCCCACTTTCTGCGGAGATAATTCGTTCAACCGACATGTGGTTTATCTTTCAAGGCTCAATTGTCTTTGCATTCATCGCCAGCAACATTGCGTGGCAATGGACGCCGAACCGGCTCATTCCTGCGCTATTCGGATTTGCGGTAGCGTGGATTCTAACGGTTGTTTGGAACAGGCTGCGGGCGCTGCATTAGCTGCGCATAGACGGCGCCCTGCATTGGCGACGGTAGCGAACCAAGTAAACCGGGGCCGCGCAAGGCGGCTTGATATGCGGCGCGGTTTCCAGCGTACATAGGAGCGCCAGCGGCAATCAAATCCGTGACGTTGTTAAGTTTGTTCATTGCAATCGCGGACCCGGCCTTATTCAATGCCAAGCCCATTGCAGGAAGCCCGATGGCGCCGATAGGACCGAGAGCAGCACCACCTGCGGCGCCTGCACCTAATTGACCCAATCCGCCGCCGCCGCCCATCAACTTGCCAGCGCGGCGAAGGATCGACTCTGCAAGGTTCGGTAGAACACGTTGCAACGCGGCCTTTTCTTCCTTCGACCACCCCGCCAGATGCTTCTGCGGATTTTTCAGAGCCGCCGCGATCTTCTGATAGATGACGTTTTCGAGGTTCCCGCCGGAATGACTTTTCGCAGCATCAATCTGCGCGTCATTGATCCAGCGGCTTACCTTGTCCATCTTGAAACCGACCTGCGCGTTAGCGCGAGCCTGCTGCAAAATAGAACTAGCGGCAGCAGCGTCCCCGGCTAGAACATACGCCGGGTTGATGTTTCCAAGGAAGTCGTCAATCTGACCCTTCAATGCCATAGCGGCGCGAGCGTTCGGTGTTGGCTTGAAATTGGCGCCCAACTCGCCCGCCTGCTCACCAAGTATCTTGCGAACGCCGTCCATCTCGGCAACGCGGACGTTGCCATTCGCGCCCTTGATACGGTCGAAGGCTTTGAAGGCCCGCTCCGCTTCAAAGTCAGGAATGGGCGCCTTCATGCCGGGCAATGAGCCTTGGTCTATGGCGCGCTTGGTATCGTCAACCCATTGCGCAACGGTAGGCTTGTCGAGTTCGAGCCGCTTTACTTCCGGATGTTGATACAGCGCATCCGTTTCCGCTGCGATGTCCGCTCGCGTCGGCCTAGCCGCAACACCGGGCTTTGCAAGCATACGCTCGCCCTTAATGCCCGCAATACCGCCAGCCAGCGCAGCCCCTACTTTCGCATAAGGATTCTGGTCCGTCAGCTCGCCGGCCGTTTCAGCAGCCAGCGCCGGGATGGCAACGCGCGTTGCAAGCTTTGTGGCAAGCCCCGCGCCGCCGCCGATCATGTTGGGCAGGAACGACCCGCCAGTACTGGCCACGCGCTCGGCAAAGTTCTGCGGGTTATAGAACTCGTATCCAGTCTTATTCGTGATTCCACGCCGGATTGCTTCGCTACCATAGGCCTTCTGAAAATCATCCGAACCCTTCATGCCGGTCAGGGCAAGAACGTCCGCAGGCAAGCCCGCGATATCCGCGACGCCGCCGATGGCGCCAGACAATGCAGCCTTGCCAAGCCCGGAAAGCGACGTTTCCGCTTCCGGGGCTTGATGCGCCTGCAAAGCCGCAAGCGCCGTCGCCTGATCAGGCGCGTCAACCTGGAACTTGCCGTTGCCGGACTCGATTTCAAAAATCGGCATTATTGAATCTGCTTGATACGGACCTGCGCGTTCGATCCCGGCATCGAGACGGATTGCCAGCCGTCATTGCCCTTCCATCCGAACGGCGCGGGCTGGCCTGCCTTGGTTGCGATCTTGTCCATGCCGTTCTTCATAGTGGTCTGGATAAAATCGAGCGTGCGATTGTATTCGTCTTTCTTCAGTCCCCGGTCGAGCGAGGCAACGGCGTCGGTGATTTTCGAGCCTTCCGCATTCGACAGCGCGCCCATGCCCACCATCGTCTTGACCTGATCGCTAAACACGCGCGACTTGAGCCGTTCCTCAAGTTTTGCCGCGCCATAGGCTTCCGAACCACGCAGAAAGTCTTGTGGAAGGTTCGCAGATGGTCCGTGCCATCCGATTTGATTGCGCCCTTTGTGGTTGCGCAATTCGCTAATGGTCTGCATGGACTGCTGGAAGTCTGCGGCGGCGCCGGGATAGGCGATCTGCGCCTCGGCGCGAGCCGAACCCTGTTTCTCGCCAGCAGTTTCGGCTGCCTTCTTGTTTCCGAGAAAGTCGTAATAGTTTTGCGCCGCTCCATTGCCTGGCTGATTGGCAATGCGCTCCTCGTAGTTCTTGAAGCGCGCCAAGTTCTCCTTGAGAACTTCCGGGTTGCGCGCCGCAATGACAGCCCGTGCCGCAGCCTCGTTCGGAGACATGCCCTGCGAGCGGAAAACCTCATACATTCCCCGCGCGGTTTCGCTCTGGGCTTTGGTCGCGTCCCTGCGTTCTGCATAGTCCGGCCGGAAGCGGTCAAAGAACGAGAAATACTTATCCGCTGCCGTGTTGGGGGCGTTGCTCAGTAATTCCGACTGATAAGACGGCGCCTGCACTTGCGGGGCATTGACCGGAACGGGTGATTGACCACGAGGACGCGCCGATACCTCATCGGACATCGGCTGCGCTTGCCCGAATGTCGGGACCATCTGCCCGCCGAAGGCATAGGTACTATCGGGCATGGCAAAGGCTTGCTGCGCTTGTGCAGGAGATTGCATCTGCGGCGCGGGCGCTTGTGCGGCGGGGGGCTGCATCGCTCCGAACCGGCTGTCAAATTCCGATTGAGACAAGCCGGGCTGCTGTGCAATCTGGGGCAAAGCCGCCACTGGGGCGCCAAGCCCCATCTTGTCACCAGTCCATCGGTCAACGCGGCCCAATAGGCCGGGGAGGTCAATCCATGCGGGGGCCTGCTGTTGACGCAGCATGGCCGGGACAAGCCCGGCCGTCATGTCATCCAAGGCTTTGACGTATGCGCCAGCGGTTCCGCCATTGACGCCGATGTAATCCATTAGACCTGCCATTGTAGATTCCTAGATCGGCATCGGGAATGCAGAAGAATAACTACCGGGTGTATGGGTTGCGCCGGTCGCGTTAAAAGGACTGAACCAATTTCCCAATGTCCGAATGCCCGTTCCAACGCCGGCCATTGTTTGAGGGATAGCTGCGCCTATCCCCATCCACTGACCCACGGTCTGGCTCATCGGCTGCGTGTATTGCATAGAGCTTTGCGCATAGCCCTTGCCAGACGATGAGCCGCCAAGACCGGCCAATGGCGTCAGCAAACCTGAAACGTTTCCGATATTCGTAAGCGGTAGATTTCGCGCCGCCGACGCCGCGTTCAAGACAGCGTTCGGGCTATAATTGGCGGCCTCCAATGCGGCATTCGCCGCCGTTACGCCGGTCTGACGATTGCCGAGCGCGGTCTGGTCAAGGCCCGAAAGCACGCCGGTCGTCTGATTGCCGGCGTTATAGAGACTATCCATAACGCCACGCTGCGTCGCCACGTTCTGATTGTACTGATTGGCGAAGATCGGCGCGGTGCCCTCGGTAATGCCACGCGCAAGCGATTGCTGGTTCATCCCGGAAAGATCGCGACCGGCGCCTGCGAACATGCCGTTGACGCGATTAGCAATGTCGTTCGTGGTCGTTTCGAGATACTTGTTGAAGAACGGATTCTTGGACGGATCAAGATAGTCTGCCGTAAGATACGGCTGCGCCTGCGCCTTGTAGTCGTTATAGGCGCCCTGTGCGATCCCGGTGCGATCCGTACCCCCATTGAGAAGATCGGTAGCAAGCCCCTGAATTTGCGGGAGATAGGTATTGCCGGCCTGCGCATTCTTCATCAACTGGTCAAGCGCGGACTGCTCTTGGCCGGTGACGCCGGTATTACCGACCTGTCCGTTAAGCTGACTGATTAAATTCTTCAGGGGCGCAATCGTCGGAGCCCACGGATTTTGATTCTGCTCCTGATAGGTCTGCGTCTGCTGGTTTTTTGTGCCGCTTCCTGTGCTACCCATCTAATCGTCTCTCAAAGACCGCGCCAATCTCCCGGTATTCCGGATAAATGCGCTTCCAGCCCTTCCGGCCAATAAAACGGACGCAATCACAGCCTTCTTCCCTGGCGTATTGTTCAACGCCGGAAAGCAGGTGCGCCCATGATTTGATTTCGGACCCCCCACAAGTGAGGATCATGCAAACCTTACTGGCTTGCGTATTCTGGATTTGCGACACAGCGGCGCAATGAATCCGCTTCCCGCCGCTGACAACCCAAATCAATGCCCGGCCCGATAGTACGTCCGTATCGAGATCGGACAGCAGCCCCAAGTCCGTCTTGTCAAGGGCGGCACGAGCCATCGCGCGGACATGTGGCCATAAATCTTCCGCCATTGCTGGCGGACAGCACATCAACCGAGGGCTACCCATCGAAATGTGCGGCTCGCGGTTGCACTGTTGACGTGCGTAATGACAAACGATCCGTTGCTTACAGTGCCAATCCGCAACGTCCCCGCCACAAATTCAGCCGCCGCATTCGCGGTTTCGGGAAAAAGCAAAACGGTGCTGCCTGAACCGCACGTTGGCGCCGTAACGGTCGTGGTTCCCGCATTCTGCGTCAGCGTAACCGAACCGTGGGCATTCGAGCGCCCTTCGGCGAGCTGCTGAATCGCAAATGTAATCTGCGTTATGTCTTTTTCATCGCGGCGAACAGGGGCAATGCTCATCGCGTGCCTTCCGCCATGAAGTCAGGCTCGATGCCCGCTGCATAAGTCCAGGTCTCCCCCGCCGGAATGCGGAATTTCATGCGGCTATAGCGCGTCGAGACGTTCAAATCGCAACGCCCGGTGCGGGATGAAATCAGCGTTTCGGGTCCCGCAGTCGCGCTTTCCTGCAATGTCTGGCGCGTTGAACAAGACCCGTAAACGGTGGCCGCATCCGTTATCGGACGAAATCCGCGCACCCGAATCCGTTTCGGTTCGGCAGTTTGTTCGGCGGTTTCAACTGTGGCCTCCAAGTTGCCGCCGCGAAAGAACCCCAACCTATGCACGGAATTGAATTGTGCTACTTCCGGGATTGACGCCGTTGCGTAGTCGTCCAGCGAACCCGTCAATGCATCAAGCGAGGCCGAAATGCCGTCCAGCGCCTCCAGCGTAAGCCCGGTCTGCGCAAGACCCAGCAAATACTCGCCGGTCATGCTAACCGCAAACCAGCGGTCTAGCGTGTCGTCATAGCCTATAATCTTATCATAAAATCCGGTTGCGCCGGATTGCGACTTGTAGGCCCATAGCGCCCGCGTCGATTGCGGGTCAGCCGCGCCATGAAACAACCGCAAGTTACCCTTATCGAGATCGGCAAAGAATGTCCTGTCAACCCGCTCGCGCCCGATAGTCGCGATCACGCCGCCGGCGCCAATCTTCTTGAAACCCTTCGCGCTGTAGAACAAAACCTGTTGACCTAATCGGACAATGCTGCCGGGGCCGTACACGCCAAAATCGTCCGCGATGCGGTCAATCTGAAATATGACCGGAGACCCAGGCGCATACGTCATGCGGCGAATAGCGCCATCCTGGAAGATAAACCCATATTCCCCGCCAGCCACACCGCGAACAATGCCCCCGTCCGGGAAGTCTTGATAATCAGAGCTGTTCGTTCCGCTAGTCCATGTCGTGATCGCATTCAACCCCGACCAATGCACGCGGTAGGGATTGGACGTAAGGCCCGATAGAACCAGAAACCGGCCCACCACGTCTACATAAGCTGCCTGCGGTGGAGACCCGCCAAGCGCGGCAAATTCCGACGATGACCCTAGCGTAAAAGCCTGCGGCGCTACGTTGGCTTGTACCGCAATAACAACCGTGCCGAACTGCGCAAACCGCCAGTTCTCGTTTGTGGGGACCGCCGTATAAGCCGACCCGCCCGCCGATACATTTGACCAAGCAAAGGTTGTATTGTCCATCTTATGGAGGCCGGTCGAGGTGCCGGCAAACAATGCAACCGTACCGTCATCATCGAGCGCATAGAACGCGCCGCGACATGCCGCCCCTAGTGCGCCAGAGAAAATCGAAAAATCCTTGAACGGCCCATAACCGTCCCCTCGCGGCAAGACGTTCGATACGTTGCGGGTGAACTGCCCGTTATAGTCCGCAAGATCGGGGCGGTATTCGCCCAAAGGAACAAGAGCCATTAAGCAGCGCGTGTCCATGTTTCGGATTGGCGGGTGCGCTCAATCCATGTCTCGCTTTGTCGGCTGCGTTCGCCCCACGCCACGGTGCGATAGAATACGCTGGTGTTCGCCAGCAGCGGGGGGCGAATTGCAATAATGGCCGCAACGGTCGGCGCGTAGAAAACACTTGCGTTTCCTGCCGTGGCCGACTGCGTAAGCGCCTGATCATAAACCGCAGTCGGGCTATAAAAGACGCTGGTATTGGTAACAAGGCTCGGTATTAGCGTCTGCGCAACTGCGGGGAATTGCCCTAATGCAGATTGACCTAATGCGGTAACGCCAAGAGCCATATCAATCCATCACATGAATATGGAGCGAAACATCGTCAGGCCCATGCTGCGACTGCAAGGCATTGACTAGTAACACTGGCGGGAATGTTCGCCGAGATATCGCGAGGCGTTTCTGCGGCAGAGATTTCGGCGAATGCGGTCGACCATTCATGCGTGCCAAAGATTGCGGTGTCTGTGCTTTCAGTGAGACCCGTCCATACGGTTCCCCCGCTCGCGCCGCCGGTCGCGCTGACGCCCACTGCCGCGCCGCCCGCAACCACGTTAACGTCCCCATCCATAGGGTCGCCGGTCGTATCGGTGGCGGTTGCGCTTGGCGTAACCGAATCCTGCCCGGTCATCCGAAAGACCTGAAGCGCGCAGCGAAGCATCGCTGCGGAAAATGTGATCACAACGTCGCCTGTTGTGCCGGACGGGACTTCGGCATAATAGATCGCCGCAAAGTCCGACGCGCCTCCGCTTGAATAGTTGCCTACCGCCGCCGCCGTTGCCGCAACGCCGCCAATTGTTACAGACGAAATGGTGCGACCGGTCGTGTTGGCTCGCGATGCAAAGGCTACGACAATAACGCGGTCAGATGCCGCCGACCCAAAAGACGCGCTCGAAAACGTATATGTCGTCTGAGACGTAGTATTGGCTGCGGGGGTGTCTACCGATGTAAAACTGATCGGAACAGCCGGGACACCCCCCGCACCGAACCCGTTCAATTGGTTGACGAGCAGCATTAGAGCCGCCCTGCATCCCGAAAGAAGTCGTCCACCTGAGCTCCAGTCCAGCCGTACAGCCACGCTATTGTGTCCGTCATCTCGTGGTCCCGATAAAACTGCGTAGCGCCCTTCAAAAGCATACTGGCCTTAAACCGCGCCTGCTCAGGCAGCAAGCCGACCAATTCCGCAAGTGACGCGGGGAGTGTGCCGGTGGCCACCGCCGCCTCCGCTTCCTCCTGCGTCGCAAGACCGGCTTCAGCCATCTGCTCGAAAAACTGACGATCGGAGATCACGCCGGGCACGGGCGGGGGTAACGTCGCAGGATTCACCGTGCGAACGACGTAGTTATCATCCTCAACGCCTTCGAACGGCTCGCCATACTCGCGCACGACCGGAAACCATGTGACGCCCTTGTGCGGGATATTAATTGGCCGTGCCGGCAATCTACGGATTTCCTGAAACACGCCGCCGACGCAAAGGGAAAATTCAGCCATCATCATCCCCCGAACATCGTTATGCGTCCGTTGCAGCGTTGGTCGTGTAAAGAAGTTTTACGCCGTGCAATCGGGCGTCAATTCCGATTGTGTCGGAACCGTCCGAAACGTTGCGCTTGATTTGAAAAATAACATAATCGTTTTCGGCTGGAGTACCGCCGATGGTGATCGCAGAGCTTTCAGGTCCGATATAGATATCGTTGGTGGTGCCGCCGGTATCGGTCGAGGTCTGTTCGGTGCCAAATGCCGCGTCCCCCGCATCATCGTCCGATAGCGCCAGACCTTGCAGCGCCCACACAACGCCGAAGTTCGTCGTGGTCGAAGCGTGAGACCATACCGGCTGAAACGTCACAGTGCTTTCGTTCCAGCCCTTCGGCATGTGGATTGCGAACTGCGCAAATTCCTGCGTCGCCGTGTCGAAGTCCAGCGTCTTATACATTTGTTTATTGGTCGTGAGTTCGACCGTTCCATATGCCGCGCCGTTCGTGGTACGCTGCACCATTGCGGCGGCCGGTATCCAAATTGTGTGCTTGCCCGATGACATGACCGGGACGCCCTCGACGGAGAGAACGCCGGACGATGCCGACAGCGTATTGTTCGAAGCGTGGCCTAGTTCAATGGTGCCGGTCATAAACACGGCGGACGTGCCGAGCGAAACGGTAGAAGCGCCTGCAACCGTCAGCGCCCCAGTGGTGTGCGTAACCGTTACGTTCCCAGCCGCAAAGTCGATTTTCTTCGCTGACGCCAGAAACACGCTCCCCCAAGGGGCGGTTGAGCTGACGCCAAGATCGCCGCCGCCGGACGTTGAAAGCGTCCCCGTAGTGTCGGCGACTGTGACAACGCTATTTTGCAGCGTGGCCCCGCCCGTTCCATCGAACCGGACAACGGCGTTGTCTGTTGCCGAAGACGGCCCCGCGATGTGATCCTCCGCAGCGTCGGTAATGAATACCTGCGCTGTGCCTGAAAGATTAATCGCGCTATTCGAGTTCGTGCTTTTCAGAACCGAGCGCGTTAGCGTCGTGCCGGATGCCGTATATGTGCCGCGCCCGATTTCACGGCTATTGCCGTCCTCGATGGCGTAGGTAATGGACTCGCCGTCCGAAACGCCCGCGCCGGAGAAGGATAGAAACCCGGTCGCCGCAGAGCCGAGCGTAATGGTGCCGGTGCCGGTCGTCGCGGTTGTCATCCGCGCCAGGTTGTAAAGCTTGGCAGTCGCCATTTATTTACGGCCTATAGGGTAAAGATGCCGGAAGCGTTCCATGCAATGCTGATATCCCCGCCATTCGGCGTGATAGGCAATCCGGTGACGGATGTGTCGATATAGGCGACCAGCGGAGACGTAGCGGAAGACCCGCTGTCAACGTAGATCACAAGCGCCTCGACGGTCGAACCGGAGACGGCCGTAAACGTCACGTCAGCGCCGTCGAATGTGCCGCTGGTGAAGGATTTGCTTCCGATGGTCTGCGGGGTCCCGACGACAGCAGCCGAAACATCATCATAATAATCGTGCGACGATGAATAAGTATAAGTTCCGGTATCGACCAACGCCACCTTTACCGTTCCGGCAGACAGGTCAACATTCGAGCCGCCGCCTATCAGCGCCTCTTTGTATTTCGGATAAATCGCGTTAGCCATTAGGGTGTCGGCCCTTCAATTCTCACAGCCGCAGGGCCGGATGCAAAGGTTTGTTGGAAGGCTAGCTTATTCAAGCCATCAATAGCGTATTGGTAGCCCATAGCCCATGTGCCGATTCGGGCATCGTCGTCAATATATGGCGCGGCTTCCATCAACACGCCGTACAGATACAGGTCGGGGGCAGCAGTCAAAAGCCAGTTGGTTGAATTTGACGCCAGCGCGGGAATGTTCGCGCGGTAGATGATCTCGATCGTGTAGTCATCATCCGGCGTCGGGAACAACTCCATCTCCGTGCCGAAGATCGTGTAATAGGCAGGCATCCCCGAAACATTCGCCCGGTCGTAGCGGAACGAATCCATCTGCTGCGGAGAGACAAATTCCAGTGCAGGCTTGCCGGTCTCGCCCGATAGCCGCACCAGCCGCATGGTTTGGAAATCGCTGGGTAATGTGATAAATTCCGGTTCGGTGTTCGCGGTATTGACGGACGTATAAGACCGCGTGTCCATCTGCGTGCAGCGAAGTTCGCGATTAAGCTTTGCCTCACATAGCGTGATAAATTCAGGTATACGGTCGGTTAAATCCGAGCGCCCGCCAAGCCAGTTGGCCACCGCCGTCTTTAATTCCGTATAGGTGGAAATAGCCACTAAACGTCACCCCGGAATGTGCGGAACGGTCGGTTGTCGGCGTGGTTCAGCCACCACTTTGTAAAATCGTCGTCGCCTTCTTTGAGGCGCTTGGCAAAATCGCGATAGAACACATTGAGCGGAACCGATGCGATCTTAGTTCCCATCGGATCGTCGCGAAAACGCTTGCCGAACGAGCCGTTGAAGCTTTCGCGGTTCTGCGCGATCAGACTTTCCTCTACGATATTTTCCGTCTTACGAAAGCCGAGGCCGTTTTCGCGGTCCACCCAATAGACGTAGTGACGACGCAAGCCGTCATCCGAAAACTTCTCAAATTCCCAAAGATGATCAGGAATCCGGGAAGGATCAGGCAGCGATGACATCGGCGCGGTCTGCGATCCGCTTGGCGACAAGCGCCTTGGCCTCATCGATCGGGAGGCTGATATGCGTCCCGGCCCAAATCTTGCCGTCATAGCCAACGCCTGGGTAAGGCGCGGGACTCATCTCGCCGGCCACGAACTGTTCGGGTTCGACAACCAGCATCTTGCCGGCGCTATCCCTGCGCTCGACCTTCGGCTTCATGTAGCCGATGATCTCGAAGGCGCCGACAGGCACATAGTTCTTCTTCAGGACGACAGGAAACATCTTGGCGGGTTCGGTCTTCGCTTCTTCGACCATTTCCTCATCCTTGACTTTGCGTTCGTACACGCCCTTAGGCATAGCTTTCTCCGAAAATGAAAAGGGCGGCCCGAAGACCGCCCTCTCTGGTTATTCTTAGGCCGATTACGAAACAGCGGCGCTAAAAGGCGTTGCCTCCGTCCCGGTCGCGCTGGTGCAGCCACTCACGCGCCAAAACCCGGATACGGCATCCTCAAGTTCGATGTAATCGCCCCTGATGCCGCCGGTCGTGGTGCCATTCAGCGTGATCGTATCCGAGGTAGACGCGGTTTCCCATCCCGACATGGAGGCATCCGTGTCGTTACAGGTCAGGATCATGCCCTGCATCACGTCCGTCGCGTTGGCGACCTGAATCTTGGCGCTGTTCGACGTGATAGTGGTGTGGACATGAAACCGATACCGATCGCCCTTTCCGGCAGACGCCGGAAGGGTAATGGTTGCGCCCGCCGCCACATCAAAATACAGCAACGGGCCGTTGGCGTGGGAATCGCGGTCCAGCGTCAGGGCCGCCGTGATACGGATGGGCTGATAAACGTCAGGCATGTGTTTGTCTCCTGTTAGCTCGACGCCGACATGCCATAGATGTCAGCCGCAACACCGTGCGCCGCTTCGTTGTTCACGAGCAGCGTGTATTCGGTGACGAGGACGCGCTTTTCGGCATCGCCGGTCTTGGCGGGCTTCTCAAGCGAGATGTCGTCGAAAACGCCCAGCGAAACCATGCGCGAATCGATCAGGAACGCATTACGCGCTACCGTCGCACCTGCACGGGCCATCTGGCGATTGGGCACAACCGAAATCGTGCCGAAGTCCGACAGATACATATCGGCCGCAGCTACGATGGTGGTCTGTCCCTTGCCGCTGGCCTCGAAACGCTGCAAAGCGACGTTCGAGTCAGACATGAAGGTAGAAAACACCGTCTTGGCATACGGCGACAGCATCAGGGTTTTCGGCGTGCCGCCCGCGTTGTAGGTCGAGAGAATGACCGCATCGAGGATGGTCTTGGAAAACGCGCGCTGCGTGCCGTTGGTCGCCGCATCCACCACGCTGGTGGACGAATTGAACCCGCCGGACGAACCGCCAGAGCCCATGCTATCGTTCGATGCCAGCCACGAACGCAAGCCGCCGAGCTTGCGATTGGTCGTGCCATTGCCAGAACCGGCAAGCGAAGCCTGGTTCGAAAGGCAAATCGCCTCCATGTCAATACGAAGTTCGACGCCCTTCTTGGCAACTTCGCGGGCCAGTTCCGACTTGCGGCCAGCCTTCGAGGTCTTGTCCTGGGTACGCGAGATGATGATTTTCTTGTCCGAAATCTGCGTGTAGTTGCCCACACGAGTCGTCGGACTGATCGCATCATACACCCAGTCATTGCCTTCCGGCTGGTTGTTGCTGGTATCGACCGAGCCAAGCGTATCGGTCTGCCACTCGGGATGAGTGGATTCGACAGACTTGCGGCCGATCAAAGAGAGGAAAGGGGTTTCCTCGGGAGTGATCTGATAGATTTTGTCAGCAAGTTCTTCGCGGTTTCCTACCGCGTCATACGTTTCGAACGTATTACTAATCTGGCCCATAAGGGTTCTCCGTTAAAGATCAAGGTCCATGAGCGCGTTCACTCCGGCATCGAATGTGCCGGTCTTGCGCAATTGCTCTTGCCTTGCCTGCTTTTCACGGGATGACTTCTCTTGCGGCTCCATGCGCTTCTTGCCGGTCAGAACGGGCTTTGACTGCACCGCCTCCTTGACCGCAGGAAGGTTCTTTCGCGCCCGCCGATATGCCGCCAGGTCGCGGAATATCTTGTAGGTGCGATGGTCGATGGACTCGTTTAGTTCCTCCTCGGAGAAACCGTATTCAGCCATCGTTTCAACCGTGTCGTTCCAGAACTTCTTGTAAACGTCCGGCTTTCCCAGCTCGGGCATTGATTCAAGAAGCAACTTGGCTTCGCGGCTGCGCATTTGCTCTTTCTGCCGTTGCTGCTCTTGCGATGTACGGGCCATTTCGGCCTGCGACATCTGCTGCAACTGCTGTAGAGCGCCTACTTTCTTCTCATAATCAGCTTTGGCAGCCATGTATCGGAGCGGATCAAAGTTGGGGGACTGGTTGTCCAGCAACGTCTCGTCCGGTGGCTGCGGTAGAAACTGCTGAGAAGCCTGTAAGAGAAAATCCCGCTGCGCTTGTAGGGTGCGAGCGTATGTTTCAATCTCGGACTTCTGGGAGGCCAGGGTTTCACGTTCTCTGGCGTTTTCCTGAGTTCCGCGAGTGAAAGATTGCTGCGAGAGATAGCCGCGCTTCAGGTCTTGAACGGAGATCACAGTCCCGTCTTTCAGGCGCACCTTCGCCGCATCCGCAGCAAACTTGCCTGAATCGTAGCCCTCTGGTCCGTCTTGTTCCTTTTCGGCTTTAGTCTCGTCTGCCTCCGCTTTGCCGTCCGCCTCGGGCTGTTCGCCATCGGCTTTCTGCGTTTCGTCGGCCTTTTCTTCCTGATCTTCCTGCGAGAGGTCCACCGTTTCCGGCGGGTCCGTCAGAATATCAGCAATAGCACTAGCGCCATCGTCCTCCGACAACGGCTCGTCGCTACCAGTCACGGCTTCCGCCGCGAGGTTGGTGTCAGACATTCAATTTCCTTTGGTTATGCCTGCGGTCGTTCAAGCGAACGGGCTGGCGCCGTCCTGCGGCTGTGCTCGCGCTACGATATAGCGACCGAGCACGGCGCGGATTTCGTCGATCACCTGCACCCGTTGTTGCAGGCGCACGATGTCGGTGTAACTGTCGGCATTCGCTTCAACGAGCGCATTCAATGCGTCGGCGCGAATGTCAGACAATGCCTTGATAAAGATTTCGTCGTTTGAAAGCCGGTCGGCCTCCTTGGCCAGATGCTCGCGGTTCATTCAACCGACTTGCTTTGCGCCATCTTCTGTTGATGCGCTTCCTGGCTCTGCATCGTCTTGAACACGCCGGTCTCCATCTGCTGCCGGTGCTGCTCGGCCTGCTGCGCCATTTGCTGGTCGTGCATCTGCCGCTTCATTTCCAATTCGGCCATCTTCAGCCGCTCTTGCAGTTGAAATTCCAGGACCGCCAATTCCTTGTCGAGTTGGAACTTCTGCTGCGCCTGCGACATCTCGGCCTGCATCTTGCGGTCTTGCGTGGCAATATCCGCCTGCGCCTGCACCGATTCAATCTGGGCCTTCCGCTGGTCCGCCTGGGCGTCAATGGCTGCCTGCTGTTGTGCTATCTGCAATTGCGTCTGCGCCTTGACCTGCTCTGCCTGTGCGACCGGATCGGGCCGGCTAGCCGCCTCCTGTTTCATCTGCGCAATTTGTTCGGGCTTCAGATCAAGGAAGAACTGTTCCGGGTTGCGGATGCCCGCGCTCTCGGCAAGCTTGATGGCCGTGGTGTTGATCTTCGGAACCATGTCTAGTGCCTGCGCGGCAAATCCGCCCTGCGCCAGCCGGTCGGTCATCATGACCTGCACACCAAGGATCGTATTCAGCATCGACATGTCACGATCACGCGAACCAGTGCCAAGGCCGATGTTAATCGTTACGTCCATCGCCGCATTCCAGTAGCGCGGGTCCATCTCGACCCACTCGTCACGAAGGCGGATCGTTCGCGGTCGATCCTGGTGCTTGACGATCAGTTTCAGGATTTGCTTGAACACCCGGCGCCAGCCTAGTTCGGACTGGTTGCGGGCGATCAATTCAATCTGCGAATACGCCGAATCTTTCTGGTTCTGGTTCGCGGTCGCGGTCTGGTTCTGTAGCGCCTCGGGGTCGAGCGCCATTGTTGAGCGAGAGACGCCCGTGCGCATCTCGCGCACATTGTCGAAATGCTGTAGGCCAAGCAAAGCCTTGTCACCGATAAACGGTACAGGAACCGGCGTGATCGGGTTTGTGCCCTTCTTGCGCCAGACTGTCCCGCCGAATTTCGGCAACGCCAGCATCTCGGGGTTGACGACCGAATTTTCCTCGGCATCCAGAAGCGGATTATTCGCCCAGTACAGGTTATCGAGAAACTGCCGGGTCAACACCGTCTTGACGCGCTGAATATCCGAAACGTCATCGGCAACAGACCGCGCATCCCATCGGTGTGGAACAGGTTCGCAGGGAATGTCGCTAAAAGGAACGTCATCTTCCCAAACTTCCCAGTCCAACAACTCACCCGCACCGGAGCCGCCCGCATAGAACGCGCGCACGGTCTCGGCTATTCCGTCACCGTCAACGTCCGCCTTGACGTAGCATTCGTACAGCTCAACAAGCAGCGTAGAGTCATCGCCCACGTGGTTGAAGAACGTCCGCGAGTCATTATCGCGCGCCAGCTTTTCTTCCTGTAGCGACGTGAACCGATCAATCGGCAGGTTTTCGACTAATTCCCGGTCAAAGCCCATTTCGATCAGATCGGAGCGGCTGACATGATCGCGATGCGCGCAAAACCGCGCTTCCTCGATTGACCGCGCCTCACGGTCCAACAAAAAATCTTCCGGCTCGATACACTGAATGCGCAAGCGGCCGGTGCTGGTAATGCGCTTTAGCTTGATGTCGTAGGTCGGCAACGAAACCGTCTGCACGCCGCCAATCTGGTCCGGTACACTGACCATCTGCGGGGCGCCTGGCTTCTGCGCGACAATTTCGCAGTCAGGCTCCTGCGCCATGATCGCAAGCTGGTCCTCGGTCAGTCCGGAATGCTCGGAATATTCGCATTCGGGCTTGTCGTCCCACCAGTGCTTGACGACGCCATTGCCGAGCAAGAGCGAGTCGTGCGTCGCGTCCCAAAGTATCCGGTATCCCGGATTGTCTTTCATGAAAACGTAGTTGCAATAATCCGTAGCCTGCTTGGCGAATGGCTCATCGTTCGGCTTTTGCGGCTCGAATATCGCCATCTGGTCGGATGCCGTGAACACCCGGATAATGCCGGGCAGCATCCAGCCAATCGTATCGGCAACGTCCATCGAAACGACCGACGATCGGCCCGTCATCGACGGCGTGTCATTCATCACGCCCTTGAAATACTCCATCGCACGGGCGCGCTTGCCTGACAGTTCGGTATCGTCATATGCAATGGATGAACGTATTTCGTTCGACAAAAGGGCCTTTAGCCCCTCGTCGTCGAGCTTTTCGGACATCTATCAGCCCTGAACGATGCCGAAACGAAGCTTTACACCGGCCGCAGTAAAGGTTGGCGTTCCGGTGCCGTTCGTGACCGCGACGTAAATGCTGGTGCCGCCATCAACCGGCTTGATCGGCAATCCAATATTACGGATCGACGCCACCTTGACGCCGCCCAAGTCCACATAGTCCGCTGCCGCAACCGGGATTTTGCCGAGGATATAAACCGCGTTGGCATCCGAGATGGAGGGCGCAGAGTTCTCGGTGCCGAATGTTACGTTGGCGTCTAGCACCCATACATCGAACACTTGGCCCTGATCATCCTGGTCGATCACAGTGAGTGATTCAATCTTTCCCCATCCGTCATTGACCTTTACCGCGTTCGTCAATTCCTGCGTATCCGCGAGCAAATCATTATTCGCATAAGCGGAGGTGTCGAGCGAAAGCGTAAGCGATCGCACTACAGTCTGGGGCATCCGGTTAAATCCTTAAACGACCCAATCGTGATCGGGTTCTGACAATGGTGCGTTGGGCCTGGTCCACATGTCGTAAGACATCGCGAGATATCGCATTGCGTCCGCGCCGTGCGACGCCCAATCATGCACGGGTCTCGGCTTCAAGGTTTGCAGTTTATCGTCGTATTCGGCGCGGTAGAGCTTCAGCGCGTCAATGCCGCGCGAACACTTCTCGGCATCGAACCAGCAGCGAGGCAGGAACACGCGAACCGCGTTTATCCCATCCTCAACACGATGCATCGGCGCAACCGTGATATTGTTTAGGCCAAGGCTTTCCAGAACTTCCAGGCGGCTTTTGCCCGTTCCAAGTTCTTTAGCTTGCGCGTCGTGCGGAACGATATGGCCAGCGTACACGTATCGCTTCTGCCGAAGCTGATTAACGTAGTGCCCGAGATCGGCGCCGGTTGCTTCGTAGTAGTCGATGAGCCGGATTTCTTTTCCAACTGTCTGGCAAAACCAGATGGCGGTAGCGTCCCGGATACCCAAATCCCATGCGGTCCATACATCCGATGTCGGCTCATACGGAACGCCTGAAATCCTCTTGTCGGCTTCTGCCTGCGCCATCAGGCGCCCGTAATAGGCACCGACAACCGCAGCCTCGAACGAGCACTCGAACTCTTGCGCGAATTGCTCATCGGAAAGCCCTGCCTTCAGGCTTTCCAATTCCTCGGGTTTGATGATGCCGGTATCCGACGCCTTCAGCGTTAGCCTAAACCAGTCGGGCAGTTCGTTGCCATTGTCGTCGCGGTCGATCTTGTAGAACCAGTCACGGCCAGCCGGGGTGCCGATGAATACAGCCCACCCGCCGTGGTCAGCCAGCGTTGGCCGAATAACTTCGGGCCAAGCCCGAGGGTCGATTTGCGCCGGCTCGTCAATCACGACGCCATCGTGATACAGGCCGCGCAACCGCTCGTAATTGTCCGCGCCGTAAAGGCGAATACGCGCACCATTTGGATACTCAACCCAAAGCTCGCTTTCGCTGGCCTTGGTGCCCGGTATCGGCGCCGAATAATATTTCAAGTAATTCCAGGCAACGTCTTTCGCCTGCGTGTATGTCGGCGCGATGTAGGCATAACGCGGAGGCGGCTGCTTGCGGGTATTCGTTACCGCAGCTCGTATCAAATCGTTTATGCAGCCTACCGTCTTTCCGAAACGCCGATGCGCAACGACTTTTGAAAATCTGTTCTTGCGGTCATGGAACGGCTCGAATTGCTCCCGTGGAAGATACGGGATTTCAATCAGTCTTGCTTCTTGAGCCAAGACATCAACACGGGGCCAGCATCCTCATCGCCACCAATCATCTGCGTGGCCTTGCCCCACCCACGGTCCAATAGCGAATTGGCGGCCGACACCCTTGCGGCATGTGGGGCGCTTGGCTCGTTCATGATGTGCGCCAATGTTTTCAGCGCGCTGTCTGTGTGAGACCTCGCCAATGATTTGATTTCGGTAGGAGTTTTAGCCACTTACATCTTCTACGGTTTAAGCATTCCCGGCCGGGATCGCAGCCTCAAGGACAGCCAGCAGCATCGCCTTGACCATCACGCCTTGGTATTCCTCGGGGAGCGTGTCGAGGTCCGGCGCGTCAAATTCTTCGTGGAAACCATCGGCCGTCCAGATGTTCAACGGCTCGATTTGTTTCAGCACTTCGGCTTTCCGGGCTTCTTCGGTTTGGTCTTTGCCATGTTTCTCTCCTGTTCCCGATTTGGGAATTATGTTTGCCTCTTGGCCGCTTCTCGGCGGTTATCCCCCGTATCGCGTTACAACGGGACCAGTCTCGGTTGACTCGCAACAACGGCTGGCGGGCACGCGATCCTGAAAATGGAAAAGGCCGCTCAATGCGGCCCGCTAGGGATACAATTCGGAATTGTTGGTTTTTGACATATCACACTCCTACTTTTTTCCGCAAGCTATATTCCGGAAAGCGCATCAAGGCCGGCGCGGAGATACTTGATCTCGGCGGGCGATAGTGTGCCGGCGTGGGGATTTTCCATGCATACCGACCACGTAACGGTCATAACACGGACTCCGTATCGCTTGGCGGCTTTTGCCAACAGATTATAGGATTTTACAAACCCTTCCCGAATTTTCTGGATTTCGTCCGGCTCCCGGTCGGGCTTGGTGTCCAGGCCGTTCGCCACCATCACAAAGCCGGGCGACTTAACGCCGCCCCTTGTGCCGTTGATTGATTGATAGGCCCTGACACGCCTGGACCACGATTCGCCGGCCTGATACTGCTCCTCGGTAATGCCGTTCGGTTTGCCGGATCGGCCCCGCAAGCGGAGCTGCCCTAAGCAAAATCCGGCCAATGCGTCCTTGGCGTGTTCTGTTGATACCCCGATTTGGGATAATTCCCGCTCCCTCGCCGCGATTGCCTCCGGGTGGATTTCCTCGCGGGCGCGTTGCAGCCGCCCGTTTGGCTCGCGGTTGCCCGGCTTGCGTGGCCTTGCCATCAATAGCCTACCTTGTAGTCGGTTGAGACGTAGCGACCCTGTGCGCGGTCGAAATCCATTTGCAGTTTGCAAGGGTGCCCAAGTTCGTCGAATCGCGTTTTCAGGTGATAGACAATCGCCTCGGTTTGTATCTGCCCGTCCTTGTAGAGATCGGGCCGGAAAATCGCAAAACCCTGATCGGGCGCGTTGTCCCAATGCTTCGATGACGCAATGCTTTCCAGTGTGGGCGGCTTGCCCCTCGCGTCGCCTTGTGACTTCGCCGGGTGCGCCAAGATCATCACATGACAATTCAAATCACGCGCAAAGTCGTGAATCGTTCTGAGACATCGGCCGATATAGTCCGTTTCGCTCTCCGCTCTGGCGTCGCGGGCGGTTTCCATTCGATTCCACGGATCAAGCAAAACCGCCTTGCAGCCGTGCCGAATAACCGCGACCTCGGCAAGGTCCAAAAACCTTGTCAACTCCAGACGGTCGGTTGAAATGAAACGGTAACGCTCGTTGATCCATGCATCGCATTCGCGCTTCTGCTCCTCCGACATATTTTTTTCTAGTTCGCGGGTTATCAGCGTCCGTAACTGCCGCCGCAGATGCGGCTTTGCACGGGTCTCGAACGAGGCGACGCAAACATTCACATCGTCGTAAGCCCGCGCAACCTGAAACCAGATTTGATTCGCTAGTAGCGTTTTGCCGTGGTTAGGATGCCCCGTAAAAACCGAAAGATTGGCCCGCGCTAGTCTGACTTTCGATTCCCATTCCGGGAACCCCGGCTCCCAAAGCGTTAGTTTCGGCGGCTCCGGTAATTCGCTTAGGGCATACAGCCCGTCCACAGGCCATTCGATTGACCCATTAGTTACGCGGTCGAGAAGTTCGGCGGGGCCGTCTGTGCGTAGGAGATCGTTAGCGTCCTTGCAGCCTTCCGGCCATGTGACGAATCGAAACCGCGCCGCGCCAAATACGCGGGCCATGTCGGATCGAAGGGCGTGGCCCGGCTCGTCGTCGTCGCCGCACCAAACGTAACCCTTGGCGGCACTAAGGCCATCGCGCAAAGCATCGAAAGCATAATCGTAACCGCGTAGCTCATCGGTCTTGCGTTCCTTTGCCCCGGTTGGAACGGACAACACTTGCGCGGGGTCAATCCCGGCCTCGACCAAAGCGCAAGCGTCTAGTTCTCCCTCGGTTATATACACCAGGTTACGATTTTCCGCAGACACACTTTCCAGATTCCAAAACTCGGCCTTGAAGCCGCCACCGGCAACGTGAAATTTCCCTTCAATCGAGCGGGCTTTCCAGCCGCGCCGGTACTTGAAAAACAGCGCCGGGAGTTTCTTACCCGCGTCCGGGAAAAACACCGTACCGGATGCGACGTTCATGCGCTCCAAAGTCGCCCGGCTTAGGCCGCGCGCCTTGGCCCAAGCGATTGCTTCCGCCGTTAGCCCCGGCCCATCCACAGTGCCAGCAATTCCAGACGGCATGGCCATCGGTTTCGATGGTGACGGAAAGGCAAGGGTCATTTCGTTTCCTCCGCGTGCCGGAACATTCGGGACAGGTCGTGCGATAGCTTCCGGGCGCGCCTGACCGCAGCCGGATGCCAAATTTTTCAAGAGATGCCACCGACCGACTCCGTGACGGATTGTGTTAGCCGCCGGATCGTGCCGCCGATGAACTCGCGCGGGTCGCCCTTCGTCGCGGCCATCTCCAAATTCGAGCGCGCTAGTTCTATTCTAGCGCCGTAAGCGGTCAGGAGTTTTTTAGCCAAGCCGCCAGAGTTCGGGCCGCAGATTTCTTTGAAGCGCCGGTAGTAATCTGCTTCAGGTGTTGGGGGCACAAAAATACTAGCGCCGCCCGAAAGGGCGGAAATTGCTTCTGTCTCTGTCTTAACTCTGTCTCTGTCTCTGTCTCTGTCTCTGGCGATCCCCTCTGCTAGCACGGCGCTAGCATCCGCGATCCCGTCCGCTAGCAACTCGGATAAATCAAAGCAAATCCA